CTCTTTCTCATAACCATTCGCACGATTAATGAATTCAACAGTCGCTTGATTATAACTTTCTGAGCTGTCCTTTCTCTTATACACAACTAACTGCCCATCGCTAGCCGGAATAAGATCATCAGCATTTAAGTTATATTGAATTTGATTGTATGGACTCCATGTGCCTATAGGTTTATCGGCTAGTGGTACAATTTTAAGCCGGTCTGTAGACCAAAAGACCAAACTATTTGTAATTTCAGCTATATCGTTAATTACAGTTTGAGCTTTTGAACTTCTGCTATCCGGTGGTGTGCTAATAAGAATATCAGCTGCCTTGCAATATTCCCTGTAGTGTTCTAAGCCGTCAATATTAACATCGTCAATGCCTATAGACTTCAACACATGTACAATATAATCGGCTGGGTTAACGTCTACACCGTCGCCAGTTTCTAAGAGTTTGCCTTTTATTTCAAAATTGTATTGCGGTAAACTTCCTCGTTCGCCTAAATCGACTACGCCTGCCATATAAGCTAGACCACTATAAGGCAACGCCTTTTCCGGATGCTTAGAGATTACATAAGGCCACGGAGCTTGTCCATAATCACCTTTATAGGCAGTAAGTTCAATCTTTTCATTCGGATAATCGTATATTTCCTTATCTCGCCATACCTTACCTATACCCTGTATAGGGCCCTCGCATAAGCCAATCGCACATGCCACTGTATATGTGTAGGTTATTTCAGTATGCTTAGAGCCACCACCCTTGCCAGTTCGTGTAGTGGTTTTGTGTTCATGAGGGGTAAAGTCATCGTAATAAATAATATTGCCACTCAATCGTGTAGTGCCTAGCACTTCTGGAACTACTTCACCATAAGAGGCGGTATTTATCATGAAGTCGGAAATCATATCAGCACGATTGGTAGTATTCCGTCCTTTAAATAGAAAACCCATTATTTACCCCCTTTCCTAAATCTATAAACTGCACGTAAGCGACTTTTGCCCTTTGCATCATAGAATAATACATCGTCAATAGATGAATAGGTAACGCCTAGATCAACAAACGCATGCACAACTAAATTATTGCCAACATAGACGGCACCGTGAGAAATGCAACGCCCATATTGGTATAACAAGAAATCACCGATACGAATATCATCAATAGGAACTTCGTCAGCTACCTTTTGAACATACTTTAGATACTTTTCTTCTGAACGATGTAAATGCCATTCGTTAGAATAATTCTCTATTTCTAGCTCATCACGTTTCATTAGGCCACTATCAACAACTGCAGCAACTAACAAATAGGAGCAATCGACGCCAACACCATGAACCATAGTATTGTTTTGATACGGTGTGCCTATCCACTTTTTTGCAGCATCGGCAATCATTTCACCTGTTGTCAATTTCATCGTATCGTCTCCTTTAATGGAACATAAGGCGTTGCCCTATTCCTACTAAAATTATTGAACTTAGCCTTGCAAGTTGCAGGTGTTTTATCGCACCCCGGATAGATATATGCCACATCGCCAACATTAGGCGTTGTATTTGTGGCACTCATATAAACAATTGAGTTCGTAGCACTATCCATAATTTGAGTTGCTTGCCCTGATAGAGGTCCGCTTATCCATTCCATACCACCGGCAGTATAAAAGCCGTTTTCAAATGAAGTATCGACTTGCACATTATTAGTACCTATAACAGCGGTAACAGTAACACGCTTACGATATTTAGTAATATCAACGCCACACTCTTTGGAATATACAGAATAAGGACATTGCGGATAGTATCGTCTATTCGGATATTCAATATTAAGCCTTTGGACTACAGATTTTGCATTTATCTTCAACGCAAAGCCTCCGCCCTGACTAACCTCACAAATACCCTTGAATAGATCAATGCATTCGATTACATTCCCTTTATTGTCAAAGAAAGCACGTCTTAAATTTAACGTAGCACCGTCTAAGCCACCATTATGGGCAACAGTCAGAACAGGAACACCACCAATTTGGTCGGACTGATTAGCGGTTATTGTAACGTTCAACTTATCAACGCTAACAGTACTGGTTGTAGAAATCTTTTCACGCACAATAATTGGCCCATCGCCCTTGTATGTGTTTCCTCCATAGCTAACATCAATGTCAGTATCGGCCCAGTAGTAAGAAATGCCACTTTTAAGCCTTAACTCATACAAGTCGCAAGATACAAATGTCTGTGAGTTGCTTAAATGAACGCTTAATGCCTCGCTAACTTGTTTCATTTATAATCACCTCACCGTAACCAATTTAAACGATTTAGACTTAAATACGTCTTTAAAAACGGCCTCGTCCGTATAATCACCACTGAACATGACTTTCCAATAGTAAATGTAATCAGCAGTAATAATAGCAGTAGGCGACACCCTAACACCTGCATCCAATCTTATAACGCCTTTATCTGATACGGCATTAACTTGCGTACCATTAGCGTATAATTTTAGGTTCTCAATATGTGCTACTGGCTCCCTAAAATCACCATACAAGCGAACTGCTTGCCATTCAGATTGTGCACCAGTTCCAAGCCTTACGCCTTTCTCCTCATGGTCCTCGGGATCTAACCATAAGAACGGAACAGTACCACCCTTTACAGATGCATAAAAGCCCATAAGACGCTTATGTTCTTCTGGGCTTAGTACTGCGAATTCTGTTGTAATGGTATATTGAGGATATTGCCAAGTTGTCATAGTTCGTACTCGACCGCTCCCTGTACGTTTAATCTTAGTGTCCCATTTTTGAGCTTTTGTAGACTTCCACGCAAGGGTTCTAATGTCCGGAAATTTCAATAAATCTGCCATTACCATGTACCCTCCGTAGCCACAAATTCCCTATTTTGATTAACTAAAAATTGTCGTAAAGAACGACCTGCCGAATTTTCTAACCAGTCGCCAAACGAATTGGCGTCCATAGCAGATACGTTGAACGTAATGCCACCAGTAGCACCACCACCGGCACGTGCTATGCCTGCACCCATTTCGTCGTATGTGCTTTCGCTTAAAGGTAATACGGCCTCTTTATATTTACCCTCGCCAATCTCAGCATAAGTTGAGCCATAAGCAACACCACCGTTTGCCATTTTTGGTAAGTCTAATTTTGCGGATCCTAACGATGCAAAACTTGTTGCACCATTAGCAAGTGAAAGCCCTGCTCCTGCGGTAGTATTAGCAGTCCACGCAGCCATACCAGCCGCAGCACTAGCACCAAATGTTGCCATGCTAACTTGTTGAGCCAATGCAGACCACGCCGGATATTGAGCGTTAGCCGCAGCAATACTGGTTGTAGTTTCCTGACTTTGTATTAATTTACTAAATACGGCTTTTTTAACCATAGCCGCTATCCAACTTGCAATAAAATCTGCAATAGTCTTTAAAATAGCTTTACCAATATTTTGAATGGCACTCATTAAAGAGGTAGTGCCTTGAATAAGACCTGAAATGCCACTCTGCATGCTATCTATACCAGCGTTTAAAGCGTCAATTAATAGTTGCTGTCCATTCCAATGAGCGTCGATTGCGGCTTGTTTCCACTCCTCCATGAGCTGTTTTTTGGCGTCGTAGTGCTGTTGCTCTGCAATATATTCATCACTCAATGCGGCTTGTAACGAATCGAAGTTTTGAGTACGCATAGCCTCATCAATAGCATATTTCTCGTTAACTAGATCAGTATGTTGTTGTAATGCCTTTTTATTGAACTCATCTTGTGCCGCTAACAACTCCTCGTTTTTCATTTTTTCATAGGAGATTTGTCCGTCAGCACTCATTTCGAATTCAACACCTCGTTGTTTTAACAAGTCAATATGATGTTGTTGCTCCATTTTGTCCATTTTCATGAACTTATCAACCATATCTGCATAACGGTCCTCGATTTCATCTATGGCATTTTCATAGTCATTTTTTAACTGCACGGCAGGAGATACATTGCCTGTACTATCTTTACTAGCGGTTTTAAACGCAAAATCTTGTTGCATATCACGAATACCAGTTTCAATGGCACGTAGTTTTGTCATTTCCTCCTGTTTCGCCTTGATACGCTTTTCTGCATAAACTTCATCAAGTAATTTCAAGTCCTCGTGATAGTTTTCATTAGCGGTTTTTGATTTTTCAAGTTCTTCTCGCTCCTTTTTGTATTGAAGTTCGATTAACTCTACTTGGTTGCCTTGCATTTCTAAAAAGGACTGCAAGATTTTTTCATGAATTTGCTTAGCCTCTTTTGCTAGATCTTCACCCTTGCCACCTTTACCGCCACCGCCTTTGCCACCTTTACCGGAACCACCACCAGAAGTGTCGCCACCGCCACCACCTACTGCAAGGTCGCCACCTCCACCGGATAAACCTGATGTGATTTGCCCCATAATATCACCGGCAGTATTGACGATACTTTGTGCAGTATCAGCGGAAATTGTATCTACTTGTTGAATGGCAGTAAATGTGCCTCCGAAAAATTTGGCCACCTTATCGCCTACGCTATTAAGTTTAGCGATTAACCAGTTCAAAGCCTCAATGATTTTATTTACGCCCCAAACTGCCGTATGTACGATAGTAGAAAATACTTCGCTTAGCGTTTCACTAAAACCACCTGCCGCAGCCCTAGAAAGACCAAATACAGCGACAAGCGTCATTAATGCACCTACAAATATAGGGATAGGGTTTGCCATCATAATTGCGTTAAGAATTGCCGTAGCACCACTCAATGCAAGTGTAGCCACCTTCGCCACACCCATCGCAACCGCACTAGCAATATTTGCAGTTCTAATAGCCATAATTACGGCTTGTGTAGTCATTGCGATAGCCCTAAAAGCACCAAATGCAAGACCTACCGCACCAATAGCACCGCCCAAAATCACACTTGCAGCAGTAACTAAAGTTGTGCGAACAGTCAATAAAGCAAGCATTGTATTATGACTCGCAATAATAGCTTTTTGTGCTAAAAACGCAGCACTCACACCAATAATAGCGGCAGTAATCAAAGGCATGGATGTAACAAACAACTGCACAAAGCTAGATACGATATTTTTAACAGTGGATATCGTAACACTTAGGCCACTAAAAGCACCCTTAATAATTGCTATAGACACTTGTGCGGCTGCAGCTACTACTTTAAAAGAAAATGCCAATTCGTTTAACACGCTCATAAATGCATCGGAGCTTGTCATATTGCCTAGTTCCTCCATTACTGGTTGAAATGCTGCAATAAGATCATTCTGCAATTTAGTTCCTATATCTTGGAATGTCATAGGAATTTCTGCGAATTTTGCATTTGTTTCTTCTGCACTTGCGAATAAGGCATTCTTGATAATGTCAGCAGTAATAAGACCTTGCGAGCTCATTTCTTTTAATTGCCCTACAGATAGCCCCATTTCTTGTGCGATACTTTGTGCCAACATTGGAGCATTTTCCATAATAGAACGGAATTCGTCGCCCTGTAACTTACCTGCTGCCATAGCTTGTGTTAACTGGTACATAGCGGATGTAGTTTCTTGTACACCTGCACCGGCAATTTTAAATTGCTTGTTTAACTGTTCAACAAAATAAATGGCCTCATCGTTGGAGGTGAAAGCGTCTTTTGCTAACATATTTAGTTTTGCAACGCTATCCGCCATATCTAAAAAGCTACCACGTGAACGATTGGCGGCAGAAAAAACCTTATCCATAATTTCAGCGGTACTTTGACTACCGTCATTGATAAGATCAATACGAGCCCTTAATTGCGTTAATTGGTCCGTTGTCTTAACTGCACTAACGGCCATATCTTTTAACGCCCTACCGGCTGCCTCAATGCCCATCGCAGCACCAGCGAATGCAGCACCAGACTTTGCAGCGTTCATAAGTCCCGGAATTTCAACCCCAAAGACCTTTTGAGCTTTATTTCTTACACTATCAAGTGAATTAGAAATGCTTTTGCCTAGTGCTTGCTCAGCTTTCCTTGCTACTCTATCAAGTGCCTGTTCAGCACCATTAGACGAGCCAACAATTTTGACATTAATTTGACTTTCGGCCATATGCTATATCTCACCTCCCTCTTGTCTGAATTCTTCCATGAATAACTTTTCTTCGTTTTTGCGTTTAGCTAATGTCATTGGATGAAGTTGTTTCATAATATCTTCAACAGTCAATTTCCGCTTGCCTGCGATATGTACATTTGTCATTAGGCACGCAAAATACGCTTGCTTACGGTCCTCTATTTCCGTTCTTAACTCATAACCCTCGGCAAGTTTGTAATATTCCATAGGGCTTAAATTCATGAATTCCCACGGTTTAAGATTAAGCGGACCATAGGCCATGCGTTCGGCTTTCGTTATCCATACTTTAAAAGAGGGGGCGGTGTCGCCCCCTCTTAGTTTTTTGTTTCGTTTTCAGCCTCGACCTCGGAGCGTGCTTGCTCATCGGCCTCATCTGGAAATAATGCGTAATATGCAGCTTTACCAAATACACCACTGCCAATAAGTGCTTGCACAATCAACTGTACAAGGTCGGCATATTGGACTGTGCCCTCGTCAAAGAGTTCTTGCAATTTATCTTGGTAATAGATGTAATCACGCTTTTTGCCGTGGTGTTTCATACCTACGACCAATGCAGTGATAAGCTGATTAAATGTCATTGTGCCACTTTGTACCGCTTTAAAGATAGGCTCACCCCATAGCTGTTCCAACTCAGCAATACGACCAATGTTGAAATAGATAGTTTCGCCCATAGCGAATAGATCACAATTAATTTTTTTCATGTTAAAACACGCTCCTTATAAATAGTTAATTAGGCTTTTTTCAATTCAGACAATGGACCTGCACCATTCAAAGTGCCTTTATATGTAGCTACATCATCATGCGGAGTACTTAAGGACAATTCTGTAATAGATGCATAGCCAGTCATGTAAGATTTGTCTGGGTATTCGAATTTTAAATGAACTTTTTCATCGTTTAAGAATGCTTTTTCAAGCAATGTCAAACTTTCTTCGTTTGGCATTAAAAGCGTTTCAAGGTCGATAGACCATTCTTTCATACCCGGAATAGTAACTTTCCAACCGCCACTGTCTTTACTAGATGCGTCAATAGAATCGGCTTTACGAGATACATCGCCACTACGTTGACCGCCCAAGATAAGCCATTCAGCATTTGTAGTTTCGTCAGTGCCTACATTTAAATAGATAAGATAATTCTTGCCGGCTGTAGGCATTGCGGTTTGAGCCGGTTTGTATAATTTTTTTGGTGTTGCAGCTGGTGCCATTAGAAAATACCTCCGTTAGTTTTCTCTTTTAAATCAATAAGGCGAACCATAAAGCGATATTGCGTACCAACTAAAGGTCGCACACTATCATGGTCGCCAACTTTACTTGTACATACTAAATCTATAATCTGATAGCCAGTGTTTTGCAATATACATGCAGTTTCGTCTAATTCACCACAACGTTTGCGTAGATCATTAATGATTGCCTCGAACCTATCTTCCAAGTTAGCTATTAATTCATAGCCTACTTCTAAATCTGGGTTATCGTTCCTACCCCAAACCTCGATATATAGTTCTTGCTCCAATTCAGATTGAACGGAGTTATCACCCCTCGTAGTTTCCCCACGAATAACCATGATAACGCCATTTTCATTGACTTTCGCTGCTTGTGGTCGCATAGCACCTAGCATTACATTAAATGCAGCACCGCTATTGTCGATAGTAGATTTAATATGTTGCATTAATTCTAGCCACATATTACCCCCTATAGATTTCAACAGAACGATATCCTTTGTATTCTGTAGGGTTACCTGTAAGCTGACCTGGTGTTATTCGCGATTCCAATAATTTAATACGAGCTTCATAGTATTCTAATTTTTTAGAATAGAAGTCATCTGTCGAACCATTGTTAGTATAACTTCCTGGTAAAGCATACGACTTATTAACGCAGACTTCTCGATAGATATATGCAAGGACTAATTCATCGATAGTAAAACTACGTATAACTTTATCCTTTGACACACCTAATCTATCCGCAAGTACATATAGCCATTGTTCTGCTTTGGATACAGCTGCCTCTGTTACCTCTTGCGTTAGCAATTCATCCCCTAATAGGCCGGCCATATCTTCAAAATTATATAGCATACAGTACTCCTTATATTTTAAAACTTAGCGTAATCTCATCTTTTACTAGCCCTTGTGCCACATCATCTAGTGCAATATCGGTATATCTGGAAAAAATACTAGTAATATTTGAGACATTATTTTGCAACGCTTCATACAAAAATGGATCTGGGGCAGCCCCAGGGTGAACCACTTTCCTAGCAAATATAAACCCATTACCGCCTTGTGGTACGAATCTCAATATCTTCTTAAAATGCGGCCGAATTACATGTGCTGGTGTCCCTGCATGTACAAAAGGGCCGTATTTAGCGACATCACTATCAATAAATACAACCCCTTGCATTCCACTATTAGAAATTCGATAATCAACAGCCTTTTCTAGATTCCCTGTTCTCGAGGTAAATCTATGTTTCTCCTGTGCAGTATCTCGAACTTCAATAGTACTCGCTTTTACTGCCTGACAAATACGCTTGTTGAAAATATCCTGGCTATTCACCGGTGCTTATTTTTTACTACCACCTTTACTGCCTTTTGTAGGCTTTTCAGGTGGTTCAGTATCTGCAGGTGGTTCAGTATCTGCAGGTGGTTCAGTATCTGCTGTTACGATTTCGTATCCATGGTCCGCAAACCACGCAATATGATTAGCATCTTCAGTAAATCCTTCACCATTAACAAAAGTAACATTTCCAGTTTGTCCTGTATAATCAGACACTGGAGATTTTATAATCGGCATATTGGGCCTCCTTATTTAACTTTAATTTTGCGGAATACACCTGCAGCTTTAGATGCTTTTAATGCAACCGCGGCAACCATTTCTACCTCGCCTTTCTTTACAGCTCCGGAAGAGGTGAAGTCAGGGAGCCATAAGTTAACCACATTATCGCCCGCAAGAGATACGCCGTGGAAACCATCGAGACCAAGGCGTGCGACATATAAAGAAGTTTCACCTTGACCATTAATACCTACTACAGGATCATTGCTACCAGCTTTGGTGCCAAGGTCAACTAATGGTGTAATACCGTAATATTCAACTTGTTGTCCGAATTCATTTAATTGAGTAGAGTACATCGCAGAACGTCTAGCTACTGCTCGAATTTTAGCAATCAATTTAGAGTTGCCCATAATGGCAGATGGCGCACCATCCAAGCCTAAAAGGAATTCATCGAGTTGGTCTAAGAATGTCTTGTAGTTTGCATCAATAGCACCACTATCAGACAAATCGATAGCTGCTGTAGGTGTATATTCAGTAGAAGAACCTAAAAGCGCCTTGTCTAAACCATCAAATGCTTTAGCGTTGGTACCAGTATCGCCATTAATAACTGTGTCATTAAACAATGCAGTTGCAGCCTTAACCTTTTGCTCGATTTGTAATGTTACTTCATCAACAATACCACCCATTTTAGCGATTACACGGTCGATTTCAAAGGATCCGCCAAATACTTTCAAATCAACAGTATGACGTTTACGAGTTACACTTTGAGGTGTGTATTCAGCATTAATATCACGGAAATCTGCTGTTGGTTGTGTTAATAATCGAGTATAACCATAGGTTAAAGTACCGCCACCGCCAGTAGGAGATACAGCATCATCAAATGTTAAGTTTTCAAATAAAAAAGACGATTTACGGAATTCATCAATAACTCCCATTTGTAAATCGTCTTGTACGTTAAGTTTTGCTTCAGCTAATGTAATTGGCATTAGTTTATTCCTCCGTTATTAGAATTTATAAAATTTATTGGGTTTCAATAGCAGCCGCTACGGCCCCTTTTAAACCTACTGGCTTATTACCGCCAGAATTGTTGCTTCCTGCACCGCTTGTGCCTGAACCACTTCCGCGTTTTTGTACATCTTTAATTGCATAATCTTTACCTTTTAGCCATTCATCTACGCAATCGTCAACAGTTCCGCTAGTACCATCAGGCTTAATATATCCATAAGTACCATCTTCGTTGACTTTGATGTTACCAACAATCAGCTTTGAAAATTCTTTAGGATCCATAGCGTTACGCTTCGTCAAAGAATCAACCACGGCTGCAGAAATTTCAGACTGTACACGTTGTGCATCAGCATTTTCTCTTGCTTTACGCTCGGCCTCTACAGAATCCTCCAGGGTTTTAATTCGTTGCTGCATAGCTACAATACCTGCATCATCTTTAATCCCTGTAGAGGTGATTTTTTCTAGCTTGCCTTGCGCATCAGCAAGCTCACGGTCGGCGATTTCTTTTGCCGCTTTTGCTGCTTTCGCCTCATCATTCTTGGCATTAAATTGACTCTTGGAAACGTAGTTTTCACCATAATCCTTAGTCACTGCCTCTGCCTGTTCCTCCGTTAACCCTAACTTAATTAGTTCCTCTTTTGTCATCTGTATGACCTCCTGTAAAATAAGCTTTCCCTCTTCGCTTTATTTTCGTGAGCCACACCTCACGACCGCGGTCTTGTTCTTTTACGCCTGCAATACTAAAAAGGCAAATAAAAAAGCACCTGCATAAGCAAGTGCTTGATTGATTAAGTTTTAAATTTCTCGTATTTCTACGATTTCACTGGCATACAATTCATATTCGCCAACATATATTGATGCTTCATCAGGCTCATTATTCACACCCGATGTAAACGAATCCAATTTGCCAGTAATAATGTCACCGTCAACGAATCTGACTGCTACATTTTCTGAACGAATCTCATTATAGCGTTTATAAAGTTGTTCTTCTGTCATTTTCGTTCACTTCCTTTTGGTACTATATGAATACCCTTTCCTGATACATGTACAGTTGCAAGGCTTGTTTTCTGCTTTGTTCCTCTACTTACATTTACATCATACCCAATATGAGGGGATATATCAACCATTATTTTATGATTCCAATCACCCTTCCGAGTAAATCTAATACCACCATTATAAACGGATTCTCGTATGGCCTTTATAACATCAGCATGAGGAATTTCATAGTTATAATAGCTTTTATTTTGAGTTTCATCGTAAAGCTTACCGCCTTTTATATGCATGCTTTGCCGCATCACATAGCTGCTATTAAAGTATGGTGAGTTAATGTAATCAATAACACGATATCTAACATCATCTATTGTTTCAAACTCCCGACGTTTTGCAAGATCCTCAATATTAATTTTTCCATTTTTAATATAATCTTTCAACGACTCAATAACAGGAAGTCTGCTTTTGAATATAGTGCCATCCCAGCCCCTTGCTTCCTCAGTCCATGATGCATGCCCATTCATTACTAAATTACGACCATTTACGCCTAAAATGAGCTCTTGTTCCCTCTTTGGTAACGACTTCAAGTACGCTAGCCCTCCAGCTTCTATATTTGGCTTGGCTGCTGCAGTATCAATCATGCCTTCTATAATTGGCTTAATATGGCACATACAATGAGGGTGAGCAGGTAAATGAGGAAATTTATCTTTAGGGTAAATACCTTTTCCAAGTCCATACAAATCAGCATTTGCATATACATCACATATATCAACCACAGGATGTCGTGTACTCAATTTCCATTGAAATGCAACTACATCAGGATCATCCATATGTCTTGCAATCTCACCCTCTGCATATGCACGAGCCCTTTCAGTTCTAGCAATACGTTCAGCATGATAACGAGCCTTTTCCTGCGTCGCAACATATATGGTATGATTTAAAGCTGCTGTATTGCTCTTTTCAATAGCATCAATCAACTCACTATATGCAGCTCTAAGTCCCGGAGTAGTTTCTTGCTCAACTAATCGGCGGACTTTACGAAACTGATATTTAAGCATATCTTTCCCAGCTTCATCATTAAGCAATGGAATAGACAACTTGCGAAGCTTCTCCAAAAAATCAGGTAATTCAGCTTTTGAAATGACAGAATTACCACCATAGCCATCAAATATATCCTTTGCTGTAGCTAATGTATCCTGCCCTTTCTTCATTGCATCGTATATTGCTGCTGCAACATCGTTTTTGACACGACTAGATGCATTATGTAGCCGTTCAGATAAGTTTAATCCATCAGGTGCCCATGCCTTTTGCATTGCCTTTGAAATGGTTTGTAATTTATATGGCATGCCTGCGATTATTGCACTTTTAACTGCATCACTGGTTACACCTATGTCTACACCATATCCCCTAGCACACTCCTTAACCAACTCATTGATTAACGTGTCTTTCATTGCTTCCATTACAGGATATTTTTTATATGCTTCTTTAACAGCATATTTAGGCGTATGCCCTTCGTCTAATAATCGACGTACTTCGGCTTCAAACTCATCAATTATATCGCGTATGACACGTTCGGTATGCTTATTCATCTAGTCGCTCACTATTCTCATCCGGATTTTCTCCATTTGAATACATGTCATCTAATACTTCTTGCTGTGCAGTAGCTTCCACTTCTTTAACAATGGCATCATATACATTGCCGTCAATATTAGGCATATATCCATCAAGGATGCGTTTAAGCACTTCAACATAATATGTTTTAGATTTAAACCCTAAATCAAGGGCTTGCTGTCCTTGAGATAAGCAATCAGCTACATCATTAATGTCAAAGTCCCTTGGATATTCGCATTTATAATTCAACCGCTCGCCAGTCCACAACTCATATAATGCAATAATGGCTTTCTCTGCATTTTCACACTGTACAGCGAAGTTTGCTAGTCGTTGATTTGTTCTTTTGAATGCCCACTGCTTAGCAACCCCTGATTTTTCCTGCTGAACCCCTACTACAGAATCAACACCACCTATGCGGTACATTTCTTTAATTTCCGCTTCCTTTTCTTGCATGATGATCTGTGCTGGACCATTATCTGGAGCAATAAAAGCTGGGGGATGACTAGCCTCTGATGGATATAGTAGTACGTTGTTAACGCCCAAGGTTAAGTCTTCTATACCTTCATCGGATGGCATGGTTAAAGTAGAAAATGTTTGAGAGTTCAAAATCTGTGTCAATAAACTATCAAGATGATAGACTCTATAGTTCTTTTGTGCTAACGAATAGAACTCTGGATGCGGTAATATAGTTGTTTTCTTAGTGCTACGGCCAAACCATTGCACTACAGGGACACGTCCTAACCCATGTTCACCTTCATTAATAATGCCTCGCCCTTTATCACGAATAGTCCATTTTGTATCTGTCCATTCATAATATACTGTTGAACTACCTCCATTATCATCAGTAATAATCGTTCTATATTCGAATCTAATTATTCGACCTTTGTCATCCAGTTTCCAACCAGTCACATCACTAGGTTCAACTGAAGTTAAATACGGTAACCGTCTATCACGTACATTATCAGCCAAACTTTCACCAAATTCTGCTTCATTGTTAACAATGACATACACAACACCATACATTTTGGCAATCACAGCTTGTTGCTGAATGTATTCTTGTAATGATGTACCTAATCGATCTGCATCTTTTAAAAACACTTTGAATTTAGCCGTTTCTTTATACTCTCTTCGAATTTCATCATTAAAGATAGGATCTACATTCGCATTAATAATCGCTGCTGTATGATTAGAATAGCTTGATAACTTTTTACGGAAATTATAATTGTCTATGCTTTCTCTTGGATGCTGTTTTAAACCACGACCTAAAGAGAATAATCCGGACCCATAGTACGCATCATGTAATAACTGGTATGCATACTTCTGTTCGTTTGTAATAAACATATAATGAAGTTCCTCCTAATAAATATCAGAATTGATGGATTTAACCACAGCAAATTTTTCAAATGCATACCTCATAGCATCCATTAAATGGTTATTTTCATCTTCAGGCTTGCCTGTATACTTACCAAATCTATCTTTCCCCCATTGGTATTGGCTGATTTCTGTAAGAAAGTTAACACATCTAGGGTGCACTATAATTTCATAATCCTGGATGCGTTGTATACCATTCAGAATACTATCTGCACCTTTTTTAGATGCCCGAGTTCGAGTCATTCCAAATCCTCTCAACTCGGCTATGCTTTTAGGCTCGGCACAATCAGCAATAATAGCCTCTTTCGCATATCCCAAACGCTTTACTCGTTCAGCTATTGCACTGTTAGTGAGAGCGTGTTCGTAGAGCTCATCGAACACATACAGTCGTCGTTCTGCAGAATCAACGACACCACAGAAGAGAGCTGTCGGGTCTGTAGTATAGCCAAAATCCAGGCCAAATATGGCTTTTGCCCCTGGTAACTTGCGTACTTCATCTATACTGAAAGCTTGTTCCTTCCAGTTTTCGTATACAAGACCATCAACTACCCCCCACTCACCCAAGCCGGCTACTTTATACCGCTTAGGGTTCTTTTTCATTTCTTCGAACAGCACTAGGTCAGAGTCACTCAAGAACTCATTACACATATAATTCGTTGTCATAGCCAACACGTTATCACTAGGCTCATCAAAAAACCGTTTCTTTAGCCAGTGCCTATCAGACCACGGGTTAAACGTTAGCACTACCTGGTGATACAAACCGTCAGGCAACTGGCCACGAATAGACTCATCCAGTCGGTCGAAGGCATCTTCACCCATAATCTCGTAAGCTTCTTCAATCCATAGCCTACACAGCGCCCCAACTTCAACAGTAATGGATGTTACCTTTAAAGGATCATCGAGACCACGAAATAGAATCTTCTGTCCTGTTGGAATATATGTTATTTCAAGTGGCGATACGGAACATTTGAAGTGCCGCTCTACCTTTAACTGGCGCATAGCCCATTTGAGTTGCGCGAAACAACTGTCTCGCAAAGTCCGTTCTGTCTTACGAACGACTAGCCAGTTTATACAAGGGTTCTCCATTATCTCCATAATAACTTTTAGAGACTGTGTAGAAGACTTCTTACTGGCACGACTGCCCTTGACTACTTTATAACGCCCTTTGAATTTCCAAAAAGCACCGTATCCCTTGCCTACGATATCAGGCAAGTACACTCTGTTAGTCTGCAATATCGTCACCACCTACGATGAGTACAGGCTTAATATCGATAGTCGTATCACCGCTAAGTATTCTATGGCGTTTAGCCATAAGCTCTAAAGCTTTTAGTCTTGACTTCTCGTCAGGTGGTTTATCGATAATGCGGGCTTCGGAACATCCTTCCCCTGTACCTTCGATAACGACGTGTTTTTCATTTGAGAGCCCCAGGGCAATTCTTGTTAACTCATACTCGACCTGCTGAGCCGTCATGATGTTTTCATTGAAGTAGGCTTCCCGTAATTCTGCGACCCTCGTTTTTATATCAACATTTGACAACAATCGGCTGCCTATTCTATTGGCGGTTTTCTCAGAATAACCAGTTCGAATAGCGGCTTGTGTCGCATTCATATCTTTGATGTACTCATGACAAAATTTTTCATGTCGTTTATTTGCTAATGCAGCCACTATCTCACCTCCTGGCTATCTTAATACATCACGGCTGTTTCTCTTAAATCGGCCGTGAGAACGAGTGCATAATCCACAATTACTTTTATGTGCTTGATCATGTGTGATATAAGTTTGACACAGTCCATCATATTCAATTAGTTGTGCTGTGCAAACGCCGTTTTTGTTATTAAGGCATTTACGTTTAATGCATTTGACTTCTGTGCTCATACCTTCTCACCTTTAATACATTTGTACGCTCAAATCCGATGACTAGTTGGTTGTTGTTAGGCTATATAGTTATTGGAGGACTTATAGTCTAGTCATCAGATGTCAGCGTACAACGATACAGGGCAAGCTCATACTGTATAAGCTTAAAATGTATGTGGACATATTCGGCTCGCCCTGGTTTCATTGTGCAGTAAATTTCATTTTTACATATTCCCTCTCCTTAGCTTACGCGATCGCCTACATCATAAATAGAGGCCCCTATATTTACAATGCTACATACAACAAAAAGCACGGTCGTCATCACCGTGCTTTTTGCTGAGTTGTGTATAAGAGAGGATTTGTGTTAGATGACTAATGACACCTTTCACAACTACATTATACTATGTTAAGTCGGTTCATTTAAGTCCAAAGTACTCCAAAACAGTCCAAAGTACTCCACTATGAAAGTAGCTCCCCTAATTCGTTTAATGCTTTATTTTTTAAATTGAAGTAACTGCTCCTTTCGTAATATATCATCGCTTGCACTTTCTTAGGGAATGCCCCGTTAATGTACTCTTGCGCTAATATAATACGCCCTGGTATGCATTCTACCTTTTCAATTAAAGCCCTTGCTTCTTCCCTTATAGCAATAAGCTTTGCTATCTCCCGTTTCTTGGCATCTACCGTATCAACAAGTCTAGCCACATCCCTTTCAAGTCCTACTGGCATACCGCCCCCGGACACTCGGTCTTTGGAATAATCAATCGCCGATAAGGTGATGATATCATACTGCAATTTGCGAATATCATGCCGTAGCGATTGAATACGTATGGCTATCATCTTGATATCTTGTAAATACGCTGTCGCCTTTTCTTTATAGTCACTCATGAGGCATTACCTCTTTGATATACCGGTCTAAATACCACCGCGCTTTTTTTAGGTCTTCAAGTTTATCTCCCTTATGCCCTGCTCGTGCGATGTACTTGATAACATTACCTAGATGATATGGAAGCTGTTGATCCTCGATAAAATCGATAACCTCAATCTTGCCTCGTGTGTAGTGTGAAGGATGATTGATGACATCTTCTTCCTTAGGCGTCACCTTGACTTCCGGCTCCTCGATAGCTTTCACTACCTTTTCTGCAATAGTTTGCACTGTCTCTTCCTTCTTCTTAGGTACTTTCGAATACTTAGGTAGACAATCCGGACAATATTTAGGCCAACGGCCTTGCGCCTTTTCCTTTTTGTGAACGAATGTTACCCCGCATCCTTCACAGGTTAACTCTTTACTAACACCTCCTCCAGGCGGTGTCATTACTATTTCACATTCAGGACAATAATCCTCATGTGTTCTTACTGTAAATGTGTCTCCGCATCGTCTGCATTTCTTTTGCATAGCTCTGCTCCTTATACAATTCTTTACGATATTTAATAGCTTCTAAGAGGGCGTCCTGCCCTGCTTCTTTGCGTTCTAATGCTTTCATGACTTGCTCGTCCATCGTTCCCCTAGTGACTAGATGATGGATAATCACGGGCTGTGTTTGCCCTTGCCTGTGTAACCTTGCATTAGCTTGTTGGTATTGTTCAAGACTCCATGTCAGCCCATACCATACGATGATATTGCCACCGGCTTGTAGGTTTAAACCGTACCCTGCTGATGCGGGATGTGCCAGTAACATTTGTATCTTGCCTTTGTTCCAGTTGGCCACATCGTCGTCAGTCTTTAATTCGACGGCTTTCGGGAACGCTTCTTTGATGGATTGAAGGTCATGCTTGAAGTTATAGAACACTAACATTGGTTTTCCTTCATTCGTTTCTACCAATTCTTTCAAGCGTTCAATCTTCTCATTATGGACGACCACGATTTCACCATCATCGTTATAAATGGATCCATTCGCTAGCTGTAACAATTTACCGGCGAGGGCTGCCGCATTTAAGGCGCTTATGTCGTCATCGTCTACGATACTTAGCACATGTTCTCGTTCCATTTCTTTGTACAGCGCCCATTCTTTAGGACTCATTTCTACAGTAATTACGTTTTCGATGCGTTCCGGTAATTTGAGATAGTCCTTAGCTTTTAAGCTCATACAAACGTCTTGGATTTTACCAAATATCGCCTTATCGCCACCTGGTAGTAATCGGTAGCTATACACGACATGCCCGTTTGTTTTATCCGGTGTAAAGTAGCGGCATCGGAACTCGGTAAGAGTCTTACCTAATCGGTCCCCGCCATCTAGTAAATACATCTGCGCCCAAATATCCATCAAGGTATTTGGCGCTGGCGTACCAGTTAAAATCACGATGCGTTTAAAGAGAGGTCTCATTTTACGCATAGCCTTAAAGCGTTTAGCCTGTGGATTCTTAAAAGAAGAACTTTCGTCGATCACTAACATGTCAAAAGGGAACTTCTTTTTCGGTTTTCCGAAATAGTAGTCATATAACCACTGCACATTTTCACGATTTATCACATAAATGTCAGACTCACTATTAAGTGCGTGTATGCGTTCTTTCTCAGAACCCAATACTTTGGCCACTGTCAGACATCTTGTAGCGCTCCACTTTTGTGTTTCTTGCACCCAGGTAGACTCTGCTACTTTTTTAGGTGCGATGAGTAACACTTTTTTTATAGTGAAGTTATCATACATAAGCTTCTCTATCGCAATTAACGTAGAGATTGTCTTCCCTAAACCCATGTCTAATAAGAGCCCGTAGTGCGAATGGTCAATTATCCGCTGAATAGCAATCTCTTGGTACTCGTGTGGATGAAAGTCCATGAATTGCCCTTTCTATATCATCTAAAAATAACTTAGCGTCTAGCTTACCGGTTAGGACAAATACTATGGCACCTTGCTTTCGTAATCGTGAAATCTGAACTCGTTGATTAGCCATTAACTTTCCTGTTGTAGCTTTTAACTCAACGAAGATAACCGCTCCTCCAGGGAGTACTACAATCCGATCAGGCACACCATCGTTTCCAGGTGATACGAATTTCATATATATGCACCCCAGTTTTTTGAGTTGATTTCCTAACCAACGTTCGATATCTTTTTCTATCGTTCTCACCTCGTTCTCAATAAATAATCGGCAACAGGCCTCAGCCTATATAAAATCTGGCTTCATCGGGGTTGTGTTGCCGATGTTTTGTTTTTTTTGCTCATATATATATATACGCGTATTTGCGTTTTTTACGTGTATACGTATACAAGCACTTATTCATATATTTATTATTTTTAATTAATAGTAAATAATAGAAAACATCGGCAACAAATTGCATTTAAGATAGATAACAACTACATCAAACGTGTTGCCGATTTTGTTGCCACACGTGTTGCCGTTGCCGATTTTTTAGCTTATATCAAAATTCATCGATGTATAGGCGTGTATAAAAATTATTTCGACAAACATCAATATATGAAAATTAGCTAATCGGCAACAAAAATCGGCAACACGATTATTTACGATTTTTAGATATCGTTTTAGCCTTATTTTGGAGAGTGCTCGCGTCCCTAATAAACGCTCTTTGAACGCCATATAATTTACCGAAGCGCATCTTCCCGACGCTCTTTGAATAAGGACTCCACCCTTTAATAGACTGCAAAATGTCAATGATTTCTCTTGCTTTTGCGTTCTGTAGGTTCTTCCTGTCGCCCTCCATCACTTCACACCATATCTCAAGGGCACAAACCCGCTCCCGCTGCACTGAACCACAATAGTCGTCATCGCCATAATTCCGGATATACTCCCTGCGATCATAGATGTCTTTAGACTCCCAATCTTCAGGTAGTTCCATCTCGAGGTATTCCTCAATGAGTCCTACGAGTTCACCGCCTTCAGTGTGTGATAATTGGATTCTAAGGGCTTCCTCTTCGAGTTCGCCCTCTAATACAAGAGGTTCACCTTCTGCCCAATACGTGAACGCTTCCGCCCATAATTGGTCAATTTCGTCCTTTGACAACTCCCAAGCATTCTTTGTCTTCCGGTCCTTATCACCAGTAATTGGCCAGAATCGGCGGTTACCAGTACGGTCCTTTAGGAACATAAGATTATTAGTAGAACCAGCGAATACACACTGGCGTGGATACTCTTCGGTGCGTCTACCATACGGAGAACGGAACCGGTCAGAGGTACGACTGATAAAGGCTTTAACAATTTCGTTATCGTTCTTATAGGTAGGTGCAAGTTCAGCGAGTTCGTTGATCCATGAGCCTTGAATTTGTTCGAGAGCGTCTTTAGTTTTGATATCAACAAGAGAGTTGTTGAACCATTTACGTCCTAACCGCTCCAAGATAAGGGATTTACCTAAACCTTGAGAGCCATATAATACAATAGCTGTATCGAACTTAACGCCAGGTTCCATTACTCGTGCGATGGCACCGCACATCCATTTACGGGTAACAGCCCTAATGTAATCGGTATCCTCAGCGCCGATGTAATCGATAAATAGAGTATCGACTCTACATTCACCGTCCCAAGTTAAACCAGTTAAGTATTGGCGCACAGGATGGAATTTATTATCTTGCGTCACTTCCTGGAGCGCATCATCGATGATGCCCTTACCCTTGATAAGGTATTTAGTAGCGAAGTAGTTACGCAGGCACGCATCGTCGGTATCTGTCCAGTACGGGGTTTCATCCTTACCTCGCCACGGAAGATCGTCAATCACGACTAACCGATGCGCGAATTCGTCGAGTCGAATTTTACCTTTTAAAGAAGGGTCCTGTTTAAGTACTACTAAACAGTTGAATACATCAGACTCGGGAGTACCGTTTTTATCACGTTTAAGTTTAGATAAAAAGTCTTCGTCGTCCTCTGTGATATCCTCAAACTCCATATCCGCCATGCGTTCTTTATCGAGCAGGATTGGTGCTGCACCGTCTTCGTTGACGAAGTCTATCATGGCTTTATAACTCGGTAGTTTAGTAACTGCAGTCGCAGGGTCTTCGCCCTCATCTTTGGCGCCGAATAAGTGAATGCGAACCAGGTCAAATGCATTAACAAGTTTACCGCTGATTGGATCAGTTGCATGGTTGGAGTAGGCGAAGGTATCGTTATCGTAAATAACTAAACCGCCGACTGAGCTGCCTTCCGTATATGTGTATCGGCCCTCAACTTGTGTCGGCTCATACACCCCAGGAAGGAACTTTTCTATCGCTTCCGTGATACTGTAGCACCTACAAAAGGCGCCAAGTAAACCCTTTTTCTCTAATGGGTTACCTTGTTTCTTGGCCGCATCAAGGCGAATTTGTGATTCCTTTTCGGACGTTGGCCAAAGACTCGTATCACGCCAGTCACGATATGTACTTAGACATTGATCAACAGATACTAGGTTGCCTTCGCCTCGTTGATATACATACTCGACATCCTTTGGGCAACTTGGCCAATACATTAACCGCTCAGCTTGGTGCGTGGATGGGTCAAAAGACTCAATCCCGATATTATCTGCAATTCGTCTTGAGACTGCCTGGTACTCATCCGGTGTCATCGGTCTATCGACTGGGATAATGACACGGTAACGAGGATTGTCAGCTGTGTGGCTATGTGTACTATATAGTACGTACTCCATACCGCCTAATTCCATGTCGAGGTCTAATAGAAAGTCCTCACTGGGATTATCCGCATCAAGAGTAATCAAGTACCGCTCTTTAACAGAACCCCTTACACGTCTACCATTTTTAGGAATATAGCCACCTACAAATCCGCCGACGTCTTTCTTTTGGCCTTGATCAGCCTTAGACATCTTGGCGTATTCAGCAGCCGTTTCATTTGTTACAGTAGGCTCGGCCAATTTGTTGGCCAAAGCACTCCAAGTCATTTTCTGAGACTTCCAGCTACGGGCGGAGCGACTTCTGCCCGTAGCTATGATGATATTAGTATCCATATTACATCGCTCCTCCCTTCGCAAACTGGATATCTCGTACATACGCCGGAACGCATAAGCCGTGAGACGTTACCCACTGCGTTACAGCTCCGTTGATATCGTGGTCTTCATATACGCCACGATTATTTTTAAGTTTAGCCTGGTGTATCTCTACGAAGTCGTCCGCATCATTAACGGGGTTAACCTCGATACACGCTACAGGCTCGTTACATTTATAGACACCTACGATAGCACACGTTTCAGCTTTTACTTTTTTGATATATGAGCTTACACAGTTATTAAGCAGAATACCCATATCAATGATGCCGTGAGTAGAACCTATCGCCATAAAGCGATAGCCGTTAACCGTATCGGCTAACACACGATGTGCTTTACGCTGCTGCACGATTTCGTCTTCCACTTTGTCGAACTTTTGCATCCTCGAGATTGTGTCATGTAGGTTACGCACCTGGATGCGACTGCTCCATACCTCTTTACGACGGCTTCTCGATAACTCAAAATACATACTAGCTGTATCTCTAATATCGTGATAAGAAGGCGCATTTCTAATGAATAAGAACGCCTGGCGCTCACCGTATTGATGGCTAAGGATGTTAACAAATTTACGAATGACAGATAAATCGCGGTCATCACGCCATAATGGCCAAGACTGAATATAACTTGTATTATCAGCGTTATCTTTGATAACATCGACCATAGCCTTTTGATAGTCCTTGTTCTTAAATAACGTAGACATAACTTTGATGATCTTCGTATAGAAGAACGGTCTATCGTGTAGTAATCGTCGAACCCATCGAGCATCAGGCAAGTTATGAGCCTTGATTAAGGCTTTCACAAAAGAATCGCCTTTTATGGTTAACTCTAATACATCGCTCATGCCTAATGTCTCGTTAGGGAATTTCCGATTATAGTAATCGTCATAATCACGCTTTAAGCTGTCATTGATAGCCGGCGCATCCGGAGCTTGTAGTTTCCATACTAAGTTATGAAGTAAGTTATCTAAAGCCCCGTACTTGTTAGATACCTGTACACCTTGTCTAATGGATTTGACTTTATACCCTACTGCCTTTGAAAGCTTCTCGAAGAACACTTCTTTTAACACCTTGGCGAAACGTTTCAGCTCTTCTTGGTGATTATGTAACCTGCAGTCCGGTGTGGCTACAAACCACTCTAATGATGAAGGGCTGTTGCTTAAACGCACAGGGGAACCCGCCGATTCTTCGACGACATCACTGCGTGAGCGTTTCTTAAGTATGCTAAAGGTTTTTCTTTGTTTAAAGTCAAACCGCACCACGTCGATGACATGAGATTTATAACCTTTGTATATCATCCCTGAATCGCCGTCGGCATACACTGTGTCGTACTCAAATTGCACGTCTAGTTTATCGCCCCTATCTATAATTGATAGGTCCAGGGATAAAGGAACGGTGGCGCTATACTCAACTTCTGCAGTAAATCCTTTAGCGTTGATCCGCTCACCGCATTTTGGGCAATAGAACTCATCTGATTCCCTGCAAGGCACTATTCCAAACCCATTAGACTCCATAGGCCATAGGTTAGCGAAGGAGTGCCCGCAAGGTACATGGTAATAACTTGCAGGGTTAAAAGGTGACACTTGATTGCGCCGTACCAGGTCGTACAGCCTTTGTACTTGTAGATTGAATAAGACCTTCATAAGGCGCTATCCTTTCTTATAACAAATCGTCTAAATCATCTTCTTCAGGAGTTTCCTCAACTACTGGAGGTTCTACTACAGGTTCTTCTTTCTTTTTAGTAGTACGTTTACGTTTACGCTTAGGCTTTTCTTCTACAGCAGGTTGAGCTTCTACTGTTGAGGTAGCTTCTGCTGGTTCTTCCACCTTAGGCGCTTCTGTTTTCTTACCGTTAAGCACCTTAAGTCCTAAATCGCAAGCAGCGATACAGCCTTCACAATACGCCATAGCGGAGTCTTTACGTTCGCTTGCAGGAGCGTCTTTTACTAGTTCATATAAACCATCAATAGCTTCGCGTTGTTGTTGAATTTGTTGTTTTGAAAGTGTCATAAGAATTATCCTCCTAATCCTTCATATAGTAAGGGTTTTCAAACCCCGCTGCATTTAATATAAGGCCCTCGTTCCAGGACTCGGGCTCACACATAATATCTATAACTTCTTCTAAACTGCCTTCGCCTATTGGCGCTTCGATAACCACTTCGTCGTGGATGTGGGCTACAATTTTGTAACCAGCTTTGGCCAGTCTGAGCATTGCGGCTGCTAAGCAATCTCTTGCCACTGCCTGTACAATGTTTTCGACGAGCTTTCCGCCATAGGTTTCAACTCTGCCCCATGTATTCTTAACCCGATCCATACCGTCATACTCAATCGATTCACTACCGAATCGGTTAAGCCCGAGTCTAGGTCTTGCGTAGGCAAGTCTTCGACCGGATGGTAATTCAATAAACAGGAAGCCTTTCGATTTAAAGAATTTAATATTGCCTTGTCTAATTCGTACTGGTTCACCTGTTCTCACGACTTGCTTTGCTGCGCTGTCTGCATCTTTCCAAAATCTCGTAATTCGTGGGCTAGCTTGTCGCCACGCTTCGATGATTCCAGGGAGTTCGCTTTCTGGGATCTCACCTTTTGTGTCCATCGCTTTCATAGCTCCTACACCGCCGCCATAGCCGAGTGCTAATTCAGCTACCTTGCCTTTTTGGCGAAGGTGTCCATTTACACCGTGCTTCTCAACTGGTACGTGGAACATGCTTGATGCGGAAGCGCAATAGATGTCTCCCCCTTGAGCGAATACATCTTGGCGCCACTGCTCGTGAGCAAGCCAGGCGATAACACGGGCTTCAATAGCGCTAAAGTCGGCTACAATAAATCGGTGCCCATCCTCTGCTACAAGAGCAGTACGGATAAGTTGCTTAATCACATCACCAGGATTTCCATATAGTAGGTCTAGCATTTCTACGTCTCTACTTTTAAGTACTTCCCGAGCTGTGTCTAAGTCTTCTAAATAGTTACGTGGCAGGTTCTGCAGTTGCACTACACGTCCCGCCCATCGTCCACTACGCATAGCCCCATAAAATTGAAGCATACCGTGGATGCGACCATCTGAGCATACAGCGTTTTTCATGGCCAAGTATTTTTTGATGGAGGAGTTACCGAGTACCTGTCTATTTTGCAGTACCTTGCGAACATCAGAGGGGATATCCTGCGTCAAGAGATTTGATACATCGTCTTTTCTCATTGTTTCTAGATCATATCCTAGTCTTGCCGTCAGCCACTCTTTAAGTTGCATCGTACTGTTCGGATTCTCTAATCCGGTTAATATCTTGGATGACTCGGTAGCCTCTTCCACGATTTCGTCGTTACAAGCAAGCGCTGCATCGACGAGTTCCATATCTACTTTCACGCCTCGCCAGTTGATATCTTGGTCGAGTAACCAGTACTCGTGCTCGATAGCCGGTGGTTTCAGCGAAAGTAAGCGTTTACGAATTGCCTTTTCTACTACCACGTCCTGGCGGTTGTACTCAATGTATTCCGCCCATTTCTCAGGCGCATCCTCTGGCATATTTCGTGTCTTAGGATTTGTCTTAGTTGGCTTACGCGGTACAGAGAAGAACTGAATTAGGCGTTTACCTCTTGAGTCTTTGGCTTCTCCTAATTTCAAAGCCTTTGACACATTGTCGAGACTTGCAGGTAAACTGCAGTATAACGCTAGTACAGAGGTACATTCCCAGTTCGTGTAATCCGCATCAGGGAAGTACTTTTTTAGGCACAACATTTCAAATGCTGCGTTGAATGCGGTCTTTGTAATTTCCTTGTTATACAAAGCGTCCACCACCCTTTCGGGTAGTGGATCCTTTGTCATATCAATTACTTCGACCGGTTCGTCATCGAAGCTGTAGGCAAAGAGCAGTATTTCAAATGTTGTATCATCAACGTATCGCTGGGCCCCATACTTAATAGGGCAGTCAGAATACGTTTCCACATCAATACTGAGCTCCATAATTGCCTCCTTAGATTAAATCGTCATCGTCTAGGTCGCCTAAATCATCATCACCAAAGTCACTAGCAGATACATGAACACCACCAAGGCGGTCACCATCTTTAACTTTACGAACCCCATTTAAACCAAAGCCTACACCTTTTTTACCGTTGAAGTTGTAAGCGAACACAGAAAGCGCTACCTGCGCGTATACACCAGAGTAGATTTCTTCTTCGATGTCGAATTGGTCCATCTTGATTTTGTCCCGAGTGAATACGATAGGTTGTTTATCGCTATTCGCATTAATGAAGAATTTACCAGCGTATGTTTCAGGTTGGTCAGCTACTGTTTCATCTGTATCGCCATCACGTAAGTTCAATTTAAGGTATGCTGCTTTACCTTCTACCTTAGCTACTGCTTTTGGATCAGCCTTAAGTTCTTCAATCGCACGTTCAAATGCTTTGATTGTTTTCTTATCTGTTTTATCAATAATGATTTGGGAGCTATATTTTGCTTTGCCGTCGTCGTTTTTACGAGGTTGCGCAATGTTTGCATAGGAAAGTCTTACGATACCAGTTGTTAATTTAGCCATTGTTACGGTCTCCTTATTTCTTAAATGGGTTACAGTCATGTTCGAACCCTATTACTGTATTAAATAATTCTTCTAATTCATCTTCGATATCAGAACGTTCATCATCAAGCCGATTCCACTCATCATCTTCTAACCAGGGGTACTCATAGGGGCCCAACTCTTCTTCTGTTTGATATCGAAGTTCTATTGCATCGCACCTTGCGTCAACTGCGCAGTAGCGAGTGTGCAAGCTAGTAGCATATGCAATAGTAATTTGGTAGAGCTCATCGAGGTAGTGCCCTCGTTCATGAAGCTCTTTGGCAATTGCTTTTACAGTCACGACGCGCATGTTACACCTCGTCTGTAAATTCATTAGCCATAGATTCTACGGTATTAATTGCCGGGCGTTTATCGCTTTCCGGTACAAGTGTAGGCTTGCCTTCAGGCTTGTCGATATACGCTTCTAAGTATTCGGCAACGCCTTTCTTACCAAGAACCTTTTGCAGATTAGTGATACCTTCTAGTTCTCGAGGCTTGAATATGTCTTCTTCCTTGTAGCCATTGTCGAGTAATGTTTTAGCAGCAGCGTCTGGATCCGTAATTGTACGTCTTGATGTACCTTCCACTAATTTATACCCAGGCCATTGCTTTTCACCCGATAAGGCTTTCTCATATGCAAAGTCGTAAACACCTTTAATCCACTTTGTGATTAAATCTTTCATCCCCAGGATGTCAGATACTTCACGGTCAGTGAGTAATTGATTGAGCTTACCACCATTCTTATAGAATGCTTCAAGGCAAGTATCTGCTAATGCGCGGCAGGTGTGCCGTGCTTTACAGAAGTTACAGTAATCGCAAGGCGTACATTCGCCCTCACCTTCCCAGGCACGTTGCGCGATAGGTTTGATATCTTCGCCCCAGTCGAGCAATTCTTCAAGTGACATTTCATCGGTAGACACACTATCTAGTCTTGGCTGAACAATTGTCATACGAACTGTTTTAATGTCATACAAGAATTCGTTCACGTCATAGGCACCTAATGCATAAAGCCTCATTTGTGTGTTCTCCACAGCACTAACAGGAACGCCTTTACCATACTTCAGGTCAATCACTTCCAGGATGCCATCGGCTACAATTACCATATCGCCGGTACCAAAGCCCTCAGGCACCCATCTAGAGAAGTCGAGCCGTGCTTCAATCATGGCTTCCGCATCAGAGGAACGAGCACGGGCTTCGTTTACCTTCTCTTCGCAGATGTCGACATATCGATTAACCGCTTCTACCATTTCGACGGAGTAGTCGTCTAGCTTAGGGGCTTTTTTGCCTTCTAGCTTATGCCGGAGAATTGCTTCCGCCAGGTCATGCGCTACAGTACCTTCCGCAGCATAAGGAGATTGTTCATCAGGAAACATCGCTTCGAGTCTTGCTGAAGGAGTACATACTAGCCACCTGGCACTACTGGATGCACCTAGTAAGGCGTGTTTCTTAGCCACGGCTATTCACCCATTCCATAATTTGAATACGTTGTTCATCGGTAGCAGATGTTACCTTTTCGGCGCCGATGCTATCTAAGAAGGCTTTAAATTCGCCTTTAGCTTTCGTTTTATCAGTAGCTTTTGCCAATACGTCTTTCACTGCTTCACGAGTTGCTTCAAGGCTAGGAGCTTCTACTTTAGTTTCTTCTTTAATTGGAGTTTCCTCTGCAGGAGTTTCCGGTTCTTCGTCCTTAGGAGCAGGTGCTTCTACTTTAGGTTCTTCTTTAACAGGTTCAGCTTTAGGGGCCTCCTTCTTAGCCGGCTTAACGTCATTAGTTGTCCAGTTTTCAACTTCTTTAACCGGTGCACCTACGATAGATTGGTATAGGTCTTTCACTTCTTGTTCTAATTCAACTGCTTTGTCTACTGTAATTTTTAACTCGATCATTGTTCTGTTTCCTTTCGGTTTAACGATGTGATATACTTTAAATGGATATTTTTCTATGTGCCCTTTACGCATTGCCGTGCGTGAGGGCATTTTTTTTTGCGCCCAAGCATTCATCAGGAATGCAATAGTCTTTATCAGGGCACGTTGTACAGTCTCGCAATTTAATCACCGCCTTTCAAAGCGCTTAAATCTAATGCCGCTCCCTTGTCGGTGTTTTGCCATGTATAAAAATCAAGTCCTGCTAGTTTTAAAATATCGGCAGCTGCTTTACCTCCCGGAGCGGCATCGATAACACGACGCGCTGATTGATAGGCGTCTTCCAATTTTTCAAGTTTTTCATCATACGGCTTCGCAACCGTATATAGTACTTTAATCTCATCTTTTGGGTTATCAATCCGCGCTGTCCACAAATTGCCTATCGTACGGCTTAACATCGCATCGCAAGAGACAAGATTTCGCCTAAATTCTGAGCCGTATCCGGCTTTTTCTAACGCGCTTGCAACCGATTCTGCAGAGGCAATTATATTTTTAAAATCTATAAATAGATGATTTGCCTCTATCGCACTTTTCAAAGCTTCTGCTCGTGCGTTTTTCAAAGGCCCTTTCTTTTTCAAATATTCACTATGGATAAAGGCGCGAACTGCTGATTTTGTAATATTTGGCATACTATTCTCCTTATACACATTTAAGAATCATGCGAATCTCTTGACCTACTAGAAGTCTATCCTTGAACGTATCTTGCGTTCTAAAGTCTTCCATGTAGACCTCAAGCATTTCGCGATATATTTGAGCCTTAAACGTTTCAGGAGTATCTACTACCTCCCTATACGGTTTAAGGATTTTAACTGGCGAACCAAAAGTGTAGTCGATAAAACCTCGTATCTTCAATTTTGCTTTGATGTTACGGACTTTATCATTCGACCACCCTAGTAAAGCCATTACTTCTTCATTCGTTTGTACTCCGCTTTCGTTATAGGCGTTGTACAAAATTTCTTGTTCTGTCATTTCTGTTTCCTCTGTCTATATCTGTTTACGATTGGATGTATTTCTTTGCAGTTGTCACACACAATACGAGGCTCGCCTGTCAAGTAAGACCAGTTTGTGTAAGGACTTTTTATTTTCTTATTACAGACCTTGCAAAATTTATCTTTTGCCATATTCTTTTACTTCTTCTAGCCAGTATCCTGCTAGCACCCAAAGAGTAATACCTAGCAGACCTTGGCAAATACCTGTCCACAAATCGATACGGTCTATATCAACCGATCCAACTGTTCCAACTACTAGAATTGCAGCGAGAATACGCACTGCATAAATTACTTTCACCATGTTTACTCTCCTATTCGTGCCTGGCACCGTTTAGCAAGCCAAGCATTAAACGACTCAACGTGGATAAGACGTTTGCCACCACGCTTACCGATTTTCATGGACGGAAAGTCAAAATCTTGCGCCCATTCGCGGATGACCGTTTCCGGTACGCTAGCAAGCTCTGCAGCTTCCGCCACCGTAATGCACATCTTATTCATAACTACCTCCTAAAATGCCAAAAGCACCAAGGATAACATTACAAATAAACTCACGCCTGCGGATAAGCCTAGCGCTAAAATCCATATGCAGCATATTCCAAGTTCAGATAATAGTTTTTTATTCATAGCTAACTCCTTAATTCCAAGAAACGTACACATCGGCAATTACATCGACAATGTGTTCAGCATCAGCCAACATTTCATACTCAATGTCGATGATTTTGGGAAGTCCTAAAGCCATCGCAATAGCGTTCTTGCAATGTATTTCAAATCTCGGTAAAGTCCATCCGTGATTGCCTCGGTTTTTACGTCTTTCACAAGGAATCCCTTGCTCCTCAGCCACCGTGCGTATATATTGAGTTAATAACTCGTGCGCGCTAGCTTGTGTCATTAGTTCAAGAAAAGCTACTCGTTCTTCTAATAATCTGATTCGTGTTTCACTGTTCATCTGTTTTACCTCATTTTCTATCTAATTTAGGGTTGTAGTAATCGGTTTCCCAAAAATCATGACTTTCAGAATCATCGACACACAACGCATAGCAGATACCAACGACTGTCGACATTTGTACTGACCGTCCTCTGATAGCTCGGTTCAATGTATCCATCGAGATTTCAGCTTGTTTAATCAGCGCCGTCTTAGTCATGCCTAACTCGTTCATGCGTTCCGTAATGGATTCGCCGAACATTCTGATTACGAATTCTTTCATAACCCATCCTCCGTAACGGTTTAACCGTAATCAACTATAAAAAAATAATGTCGTCATACGTTACACCAAATACTTCTTGTATCTTTTTTATGTGAGGAACATCAGGGTAAGAGCGTTTACGCTCCCAATTTCCCCAAGTATCAACAGACACTCCAATCGCTTTAGATGCCGTAAGTTGAGACCAGTTTTTTGAAGCCCTTAACATCTTTAATGTATACTTCATAAGCTACCTCCTTTCTTGATACTCACATCTTGTTTACAGTCATCATTCTACTACGGTTTATCCGTAATGTCCATAAACTAAACTTAAACTATCGTAAAATTTCCGTAAAATATTGATTTTATTACGAAAATGTCGTAATATATAGGTGTATTAATTAATATATTCCATATTTGAAAGGTTATTATGAGTGATTTAGGTAACAAGGCTATTATGGCCGAGAATATTCAACGACTAATGGATAGTCGCGGAATTGATCGCAATAAAATATGCGCTGATTTAGGGCTAAAGTATACTACGTTTACCGATTGGGTAAAGGGAAATACATATCCTAGAATCGATAAAATTGAGTTATTAGCAAACTATTTTGGCGTTCCTAAATCTGAACTAGTAGAGAAATATACAGACGGCTATTACACCGACCCAGAAGCAGCCGAATTCGCCGAATACCTACGCACACGTCCAGGGGCTCGTATGCTCTTCTCTGCCGCTAAAGATATAAGTAAGGAGGATTTAGAAAAAGCTGTTGAATATATAGAATTACTCAAACTTAAACACAAATAAGATATATAAATAACGGGAGGTTTATATGTTTTTCTTTTTTCTTGAGGAAGATAAAAATAGCACAGGTCCGTATACATCGCCTTTTGATTCGATAAAGCAACTTGATGATGAAGGCAATGAGTATTGGTATGCTAGGGATTTGCAAAGATTATTAGAATATACTGAATACAGAAAATTTTTACCTGTTATAGCCAAAGCTAAAAAAGCATGTGAAAGCAGTGGTCATATAACTTCTGACCATTTCGCCGACGTGGGCGGAATGGTTGAAATCGGAAGTGGCGCAACAAGAAACGTCGATGATATTAAATTGACAAGATACGCCTGCTATTTAATCGCCATGAATGGCGACCCTCGCAAAGAGGTCATTGCTTTAGCACAAACCTATTTTGCTGTAAAAACTCACGAACAAGAAACCCTAGAGCGGTACGACAAAGATATAAAACGGCTGGAGGCTCGCGATCAATTAAAAGAGTCAGAAAAACGACTTTCACAAAATATATACGAGCGCGGAGTCGATAATAAAGGCTTTGCACGCATTCGCTCCAAAGGTGATACTGCATTATTTGGAGGGCATTCTACACAAGCTATGAAAGACAAACTTGGCGTCAACCCTACACGTCCTCTAGCTGATTTTCTTCCCACTGTAACCATTGCAGCTAAAAACCTGGCAACAGAAATGACGAATCATAATGTTGAACAAAACGATATGTATGGGGAAGAACCTATTACAGACGAACATGTACAAAATAATTCGACCATTCGTGAAATGCTCGCGGAACGCGGAATTAAACCAGAGGAACTGCCAGCAGAAAAAGACTTGAAAAAAGTCGAACGTAAAATTAATAAACATTTAAAGTCTATTGATAACAATCCACAAAATAAGAAATGACTTTAAAGGGAGAGTGTTATATTGGTTGTAAATTTGATTTACTGCGACTTGCCACATGCCAATGCCGTGTCAGAGGAATGTGAAGATGTGGATACTCATAACATCTACATAAACAAAAACCTCTCTCATGATCGCATGAGAGAGGAAATTAAGCATGAATTAATGCATATTATTAATGATGATTTTTACTTAGATGAACACGTTAATCTAGTTGAGCAAATGGTCCGTCGAACATGTATTGATGATGCGGAGTTGGAGAATATAGATTTCTACCACCATTATGTATCAGTATTATAAGGGATTATATAAAAGGGAGATGTTAACATGAAAAAGACTTTATTAATTACTACTGTGCTTGCCTTAGTTACAGTTACGGGGTTCGCTAGAACTGAGGTATCTCACGATGAATTCAAGGCGTTAGACGGTCCTAAGGTATTAGTACATTACGATGACGGGAGCACCGAATTACTAGACGAGCAGGAATATCTTGAACGTACTATCAACATGACACAAGAAGAAATGGACGACTTACACAAAGTCGACGAAGGTACTAAAAACGCACTAGCAAAATGGCAAGCCGATCATGAGATACACCAGGCGCCATCTGAAGAAGTGCAACAGCCTAAAAAGAAAAAGCACTGGTATGATGACGTACTAGATTCTGTATTTTAGATAAAAAAATAGGCCCTCACCGCAGTGAGGGCCACTAAAAACTACATACCTTAGAGGTATTTCATTTTTACTCCAATACTATTATATCACATAAAACCTCTAAGGCTTATTTCTTATACTCAAATTTAAGCCTAGGAGGTTATTTTTATGGCTAAAAAACGAGTCGATGGACGCTACCAAGTATCGAAGATGATAAACGGTAAGCGTAAATACTTTTATGGCACTACCAAGAAAGCTGCTATTGCTGAACGTGATGCTTACGTTGAATCTCTAGCACAATGTGCTAACTACGATAATACAATTACGATTGAGAGATGGTGCGAGTATTGGATCCGACTTAAAAAGGATACGATTTCACAAAATACCCTCTCCTCTTATCAATATATTATTAAAACCTATATCGTACCTTTCATAGGCTCGATACGATTAGTTGAGCTATCAGCATTAAACGTAAGGGCTTTAATAGATAGCATGGGCCACTTATCGGCACGGACTATCAGCTACACGCTAACCGTTCTTAGGGCAATCCTTAAACAGGCGGTCATGGACGAGATAATATCGAAGAACGTGGCCACACTGGTTAAGAAGCCAAAGCAAGAACGTAAGCGTGAAATGGTAACGCTATCTAAAGAAGAAGTAGAAACCTTCCTTGAGCAAATCGATGATGTCGAATGGCACGCCCTATTTAAGCTAGCATTTACAACGGGTTTACGCCGTAGCGAGATACTCGGCTTAACTTGGGATGATGTCAACTTAAAGCAAAAAACACTAACCGTCAATCAGACAGTTTTACGTATCGATGAAGTCACGACTATCTCAAAAACAACTAAAAATAGCTCGTCTAGGCGTTCTATCTCACTCGACGATAAAACTATCGCAGAGCTTCTAAAACTTCGCACACACGTCGATAAACGAAGACTTAAAGCAACAAACTGGAGAAATAATAATCTCGTGTTCCCTGGTAAGTATGGTAATCCACGTGATCCGGCTAAAGTTTCTCTAAAGTGTAAAAAGTTTGCTACTGCAATCGGTAGGCCTGACTTTACGATGCATGATACTCGTCATACCCATGCTACCTTATTATTAGAAGCAGGCGTAAACTTTAAAGTTGTACAAATGAGGCTCGGCCACTCCTCGTATCAACAAACGATGGATACCTACTCTCATGTAACTCCTATCATGGAAGCAGACGTGGTAGAAAAGATTTCAAACATATTCTAATTGATGTCAAAATGATGTCAAAAGGTACCCTGATAAAAATGATGTCAAAAGAAAAACCCGCACAGTAGTGCGGGTTTATTTTGGTGGACCACCAGGGGTTCGAACCCTGGACACCCTGATTAAGAGTTTATTATTTGACTATTGACAAAGCCTGTAAACACAGTATTCAACTGCATTTTATAGTATCACATTTGACTATATTTCTATATATTTTTTAATAAATTGATGTCAAAATGATGTCAAAACTGCAAAAAAAATAAGGGCACCTACTGTTATAGTAAGTGCCCTATATTTAACTAACAAAAGTTGTCTGCATATCCACCTTTATGCAGTAAGGAGATATTGGATCACCTCCACGTTATTTGCGTAACGCACCGGCAAGAAATAATGCTACGTTGCTAATAGCCCATGTATCACGTTGCCGGCGTAACCTTTGTTCTGTCTTTTTATTATTCTTTATTTCCGCTTTCAACTCGTTCAATGATTCGGAGGCTGTTTCCAATGAGCTCGCCTGCTCGGTTATTAATTCCGATGCTTTCACTAACTCTTGCCCCTGTTTCTCGTTGATAGCTTTGAGCTCGGCCAATTCCTTGCTCCGTTCTTCGTTGATAATCTTCAATTCGTTCAATTCGGTCGCTTGCTTGGCGGTTAAGGTCTGAGCCTCGTTCAATGACAAGTTTGAGCTCTTGATTAAGGCGTCGGCTTGTATCAAGTTCCCTTTGAGTTCGTTCCAACTTGTCAATGGCACGTTGATAGTTGCCTCTTGCGGTGAAGTAGCCGTCAATGAGTTGGCATGCACCAATGAGGAGCAACACACAACCACAAATAAGAATAAACCGCTTAACAGTAATCTGAGATTTAACCGCATTGATGTAGTTCGTGATTTTCTCATACATATATAGCCCCTTTAGTTAGTCGAGATCATTCCAACGTGCTGCATATCCCCTAACATCAACATGCACGAAGTTTTGATAATAATAACAACCAATTCCGTCGGCCCCACATTCTTCGGCAATAGACGCCAAGTAATCAACATCAATGCCATCGTAGGTAATGTCGGCGGCTGTACCCTCTACATGCTGAGAATTAGGCACGCCCCCTACTTCCTCATTATGTTCAGGGCAACGGTAACCACTATTGATATATAACGGAACCCCTAAGCGTTCACGAATTCTGTCGAGCAAGTCGACCAATCTTTTGTCAATGATATGGTCCAATTTATTATGTCCATTTTCATCGACCTCATGACGATGGCAACTACAAGCGAACTCGTAGTCGTCAAAATATGTACCGATTTTCATTATATGCACCTCCAATTAAAAATAGGGCCACAATTATGTAGCCCTATATAAAAACCTTATTTCTTTAAAAGCATGTCAACTTTAGATTGAACCAAATCTAACAACCCTGTAATGGTAGTATTGCCACCGTCTCGTAAGTTCTCCAAAATGGAAAGAAATTCGACACTAGCAAGATACAACCATACAAGATTGACTGCGAATGCGTAATTACCTGCCATGTAATCAAAACACCACGCACTAGCAGTCGCTAGGCAATATGTTAATACCTTTGTAATGAAAGGCTTACGCATATGTTTGGACGATATAAGCCCTTTCCCCCATGCAACTGGAATGGCTATGTATTTGTCAAAACCGCCGATATTCTCAGGGTTTGCCCCCATATCAACTAACATTTGATAGCCAATCGCAGACCACTTTGTGAATAGATCTAAAAACACTAGGCAAATGAATATACCTAACACCTGTACGTGTTTAAGACCTAACATGTATATACCGACTTCCGCAACTACCGCAAGCAAGGCTTTAATGGCGAATGACTCAGTAAGCGTTCGCCATGCCTCGCATAGAAAATCTGTTATTACTTGCATTGCATTCACCTATTATAAATGGTCCGCAAAATATCCTGTATTTTTATAGCGATGTGTCGCCTCGTCCCATGTGATAGCGTTCATGCCTCTTATATCCACTTGATAAGTACCATGTTCAAGGGTACCGATAACAAATGCTTGATTGTTCTCCCAACCGTTGCCAGTTTTGAAAGAGATATTTTTAGGATTTCTAACAAGGATTATCTTGCCTTTTAAGTCGTCTGCTTTCAAAGCTAAGGTAGAAGTATTTAAAAACAATACTCGTGGCTTGTTAGCATAAATTTCGATAGTATCAACATCGCTTTTATTCCACTTACCAAAGAAATTGAACTTAGGTTCACCTTGATAATAACCGGAATTATCGTTACCAGTATAGGCGGTCGCATTAATAACAACTTTACGACCATATAATTTAAATGTAACACCATTTTCTTCGAATGTATCGTCTGGTGCTTGTTCGCCTGCAGTAACACCTTGAACAGTTGCCGTACCTACTTTTTCGCCAATAAAGTTATGGCAAGTCAAATGAACATCATCAACGCCCAACGGTTCAATAGAAATGGATCCAGTTCCATTGTCGCCAATCTCGAACTGAGTTTCCATGCCTGCCACTTTAACAAAGTAATGAGGCTCACCCTCCACGGCGATAACACGTTGGCCTTTCAATACAGTGCCTACTGTCAATGGCTTAAATTCAGTGCGTGGGAACGGTTTACCTAAATTAGAAATCACCGCAGCCAATACATCTGCAATAGAGTTAGATTTACACCACACGTTGCCATTCAATAGCATTGTGCGTGCCTCATCTGCAACGGCACCAGCTTTTAGGCTATCTAACCATTCTTGTTGAGTTCCTTTAAAGCCATTTAATTGTGCGATATCGTATGCACTTAAACCGTCAGCACCATTGCGACCGTCTTGGCCATTTTCACCTTTAATGCCCGGAAGGCTTACATTTACATTTAAAGGCTTTTCGCCCAATGTAAGTAAAATTTCTTGAAGTGTTTTTGTTTCTGCCATGATTTTGCTCCTTTTAATTAATGCATAGATACATCATGAATAATAGTCATTTCGCCCATAACCAACTTATATGTACGTTCCTCTAAGGTTAGAAATACGTCATATTGAGCCTTGTTATAGGCTTTATCAATGCTTAACGTGCTGTCTTTCGGAATGGTAACATAAACGGTTTGTCCACTCACGCTCGTTTCAGCCTCGCAAAGCACTTTACCTTGTTTAGTACGAACCTTACATACGGCATTGGCGTTATTTAGGCTTATATCATCAACAATGGTATAAGCCCTCCGCCAATCTTCCCCAATATGCAACGTCTCGTTTTCACGTCTTACAAGATCCATTAATAACCCCCTTACCAGAACGAAATGATAAGTAAATCAGCCTCACCATAAAAGCCGAATTGTCCAGAATTATGAAAGAAATAGAAATAGCCCTCTTTGGTTATTCCACAACCCCTGAACCATTTACTGTTCATACTTGCACCTGTGGCACTATTGGTAGGATAACCTCGGCCGTGTGAGAACGTGCCTCCGACAGGCTCGTCGCCAATAGGATAGAACACTCTATTCTGTAAAGGCTCACCATGTAACCAATGTCCGCCCTCTAAATCGTCCATTTTACCGCCACCCGGTCGCTCATTCCAATACATCGAATACCGATTATTGAAGTCGTGAATTTTATTCATATCCGTTTCGTTAAAATAACGGCCTCTGAGAGTATAAGCTGCATCGGTTTTCATCTTGACATTTGTCAGATAATATAAGCAGCGTTCGTAGTTATATCCTGCAGGCAAGTTTATTTTTTGTCCGCTAACAACGTGCATGCTCATGAAATTAGTGTTCTTTAGTGGCTCACCATTAGCATATACGCTGTTAGCGTCAATTCTTGAACCTGTAATATTTACACCTCTAATATTTCCGTCAGCGTCAACGCTAAACGTATTAGATGCATTTTTAATAACAGTACCGGTGATTGTGCCACCTTTTAGATCACCAATATTTGCAGAAATGGCTGCTAAGTTATCAACACTGATTTTGTCAGCAGAAATCGCCTTTGCCTGTATCATTCTACGAGCGATTACATTATCGTCAAATACAGTTTGTCCAGTAACATGCAATAACTTGCCATCAATCTTAGTGCCTGCTGGCGTAAGATTAATACGGCTTACAATTTCACGTCCGTCTAGGCTATTAATAGCTTGCGTAACTTTTAATTCAAGCCCCTTAGATATTTGAGTTATTTGCGTTGCTGTGTTTGTATTTAGATCAACAACAGTACGTTGAAATGCTTTAGCTTGGTCGACTAATTTACTATTAAAACCATTCACATCGGTTTTTACTGTGCCAACCTCAGATTTTAAAGCCTTAACGGCCTTATCCATATCGGATATGCCTAATTCCTCCATATCAAGTAATTTACTGTCTATTTTAGCTTTAACAGTAGCAGATATGGCGTCAGTTCTTGGCCCCTCGCCAAAGATATCGACATAAGCCACTTTAACGGAATATATTCCGGCATCTAAAGGAATGTTCATTACATTCGTTGACGTGAAATATACAGTATTATCAACGTATACATTAGCCCCCTTGCAACCGGCTGGAATAGATTGGAATATAACCCCTACGCCATTTAAATTGCCACTAACTATTACGTTAGTCGGCTTAGGTGGAGTAGGCACGTTGTAAGTCAACTCGGCAGGTGCACCATAGCCTTTTGATGGGTTATGTGCATACAGATAAACTTTGCCAGTACGTTCACGCAGCATACCACTATAAGTAGTGTTGTTACTTTTACCAATCAAACCATCGGTTTGGCCTGTTCGTGTATCTAAACGCAATTCGTAGAAATCGACGTCAGCGTTACGAACTTCAAGCCAGTTGAAATTGGCTTTATCACTGAATGTAATAGAAAAGCCTTGCGGAGCATTCGGAACTTCAGTTTTCATAGCAACAGTAATGGACTTTGTAATACCTTGCGAAGTATTTCCATGTACGTCCTTGACGATAGCTTTCACTTCGTAAGTATGTCCAAGCTCGCAACCACTAATAGAGATTTGACCGTTACCATTACCGCCATACTTCCAAGCTGCATTGCCCTCACGATACCATAGCTCGACTGTATCAAAGCTATTAATTTGAGGTGTATCAAACTGAGCCACAACATCAAAGGACAATACCCCATTGCCTATTTTGTAGTACTTAGTAAATAGCGTTAAATTATTCACTTCTGGGATATAGTAAGGCACAATTTTATAGGTATATTCCCTTACCTCATCAAGCCCCTGTTCGTTACTTCCAAATACATTTAGGGAAGTGAACTTGAGATATACAGTTTTGTTAATATCCTCTTTACGGTATGGGTAATGGAATAAAGCCTCGTCAACTCTGACAAACCTTTCATTTGCACCATGATTAATAGCCTTAGTTCCGTATTGGCCACGGACTAAACCTCGCAACGTATACCAATTATCCGGATGAGTTTCTACAGTTTCATAGCTCAACGCCTCGCCATTTATCCAACATAAGGTATTGGCACGTTCAGCATCGACATGAGTTCCACTTTTCAAAACGCCTTGATTGAGTATCACGTTACAGAAATTGCCATTTTGAGCAAAGCCGTATTTTAATTTACCCATTCTAGCTTGTTGCGTAATGGATCCTATACGACGATAGTTTTCGCCATTATCGGATACCCATACGGAGCAACCACCCCAACCGCTTGGAGCATTAACCCCAACGAATATCTGATTGCCACCTACATCGCCAACGGTTTGAAATATAGCAACATCATTTACGCTTGGTGCAGCTTGGTTATAATCGATAAACGGCCGTTCATTTTCATGAACGTTGTATTTAGCCGGAGCATACGTGCCGGGCGGTTTGCCCTCCGCAGTTATTTCCAACTGTCCGTCTGCTGCCTCAGATACAGATGTTATAACTACTATCTGTTTATTTAGGCCACATAATTCGTCAGTAAGCGTAACAAGGTCGCCCGGTTCTAACCTACAGAACGCCCAATCTAAACGGAACGTATACTGATTTTTAGCATATAGCCGTTTCATGGCTAATTGTTCAGCATAGTATTGAGCCCTCGCCTTAGTGTACAGATAATGTGCAGACTTCTTGGAGGCTGGTTTTAAACCATTCTTTTGCACATCGGCTACAATCTCAAAAGCAACTGTCTCTTTCTCATAACCATTCGCACGATTAATGAATTCAACAGTCGCTTGATTATAACTTTCTGAGCTGTCCTTTCTCTTATACACAACTAACTGCCCATCGCTAGCCGGAATAAGATCATCAGCATTTAAGTTATATTGAAT